ATGCGAGATTCTTCGAAATCTGTGTTTGCAAATGTTGGTTTAAGTGAATTAACAAAAGTTTTAAACTTTTCTGCAAAATAAAATTTCTTTGGGTCGATTCTACGCGCTTCAAGATAGGATTTACCAATTTCCACTTCAGAACATAAAGGGAGAATAATTTTGGTTTTAAATACAGGTTTTGTAAAAATGAATTTAGGTTCATCAGATGCAAGAATTCTTCCAGTATTTCCTTCTTTGAATTTTTCGAAAGTATATTGCTTATACGTTGTCGAATCTATTTGTTTTAAAAAATTATTAAAAGATATATTAACACCGCAATTATGGCATTTGAAATTGGTATTATTTTTTACTTGATACAAATATCCTCTTGCTTTGGTTTTATTCTTTTGAGAGTCTCCACAAAGAGGACAACGAAAATTATACAGATTGTTTTTAATTTTTTTAAATTTATCAAGTCGAGAAGATATCAAATTGATGTATTTAACATCAACAAAATTCATAATTAAAGACCACGTTTTTCATATTCTAACATCTCATCTTGTTTTGTCAAGACACAAATACGTCATAATAGCAGTCCATTTTATGACGGAATTTGTTATTTTTTGCAGAGAATAGATAGACAGTTTCTTTTTAGTTTTCATGGCAACAAGTGCCAACACTCAATTATTTATTTTAACTGACCTTGATGTTGAATAGTTCTAGAATCTTGAATTCCAGAAGGTGTCCACCAACCTGATGCAAGTGTTGAGATTGCTGTTGCCAATACTACAAGAACAGCACCACATCCAATTGTCATCCATTTTATTTTTGATACTTCTTCTATCTTTTCTTCTATGTTATCTATTCTTTCACCCAATTTTCTGCTTATTTCATCATGCTGTTCTTTTGATGATCTTTTAATATCTTCAATCATATTAACAATTATATTATCTGTCCTATTACATTGCTCAATCTTCTCATTATGAATAGCAAGCATTTGACTGATATTTTGACTTGTCTCACCAATCTTTTGAATTGCAGTATCAATTCTTTGCATCATCTGCTCATAAATATTAATGCGTTCTTCAAGTAGTGCTATTTTTGTTTCGGTAGATGATGGTGGGAACATTTTTTTATTGTGAGTGTTTATTTTTCATCCAACGTTTGCGAGATCCTGTGCCTAGAGATGCATATTTCTTTCGTTTCTTTAATCCCATGACGGGATCAAATCCAGCAGTTGGTCCTTTTGGATCTGAATATCCAGAAAAACCTCCTTGAGATCCCGGTGCATTTGCAACCATTCCACCTTCTTCTTTCAAAGATCTATAATGGCGAAATGCTTCAATAATTCTATCAAGTTTCTTCTTTTCCATTGTAGATTTTATAGAGTTCCGAAAGGCAATTTATATCAACTTGAATATCGTGAATACTAGATTTTGGATATTCAGGAAATTTTCCTAAAAAAATAATAAATGATTTTAATGAAGACCACAGATCTTTTTCAATTTTAAAAAATAACATAGGAGTAGTTGCCTCACCAAATATATTATAAAGAACAATGAAATGATTAAGAAGAAGGTGAGTTTTCAATTCACCTGTATTTTTATATCGTTTCAATAGTCTTTTGATATATTTAAAATGATTCAAATCCTTATCAAAGTCTTCTTTAGTGACTGCCTGAGGATTTTCATAATTTTTAATAGCAAAAAGGAGAAAATTATCCTCATTTAGTTCATTAAAGATCATATCATACAGTGACTGTTAATGTAGTTGTACCAATACCAACTCCAGATGAATATGTACCTGCACCACCAACGTTATAAGATAAATTTGAAGTGAAGGTCTTAACTACTGCAGCGCCGCCAGAGAAGTCTGTGATTGTTCCGACAACTGGACGAGTCAGATCAATTTGAAGAACTGTTCCGATACCAGCATTACCTGAAGTGAATGCAAATGCTACACGGTTTGAAATTTGACCGTTGAAATTATTGTAAAGAACGTAGTTGTTGTTATTGGTATAAGCAGGAACTTTGCAGTTTGGAGCAACGGAAGCAGCAGTTGCAACTGTTCTGTTAACAACTGCGCCTAAAGTGTTAACTCCAACAACTTGCATTGTTGCGCCTGCGCCACAATATACATTTTCATTCCAAACTACATGTACGTAGCAGGTTTGAGCATTTCTTCTAATTCTATTAGTTCCACCAGCACCAATGCTAATTGGTGATGCTTGATTTGGATCCTCAAAAAATACTGCAACTGGTGTGGCAATACACAGTCCAGTTGAATTGCTGCTGATACCAGTAGCAGGACCTGTATTAAGTCCAGCAACAGCTACTAAAACTTCATCGTAATAATTTGTGGAAAGACCAGAATTTTCAGTTGTACCATACCATCTCTGAATCCACCCACGAACGTCAGCAAAAGTATTCCAAGGACTTGTATTACGATCAACACTGTTGTTGTACTTTGGAATTGCGTAATTATTTGCCGCAGTTTCAGTGGTTGTTGAAATGCCCCAGAGTGCCATTCTTTTTACCTTTATTAATTTTGTCGTAGAAATATTTATAAAAAAATAAGACCTTAGATTTTAGGTCTCATATGAGTAAAATAAAAAAGTTAATAAATTATGGAGTTAAATCTTTAGCACCCTTTGATTTTAGTTGTCCTTGGACTTGTAAAAGAATAAGTGAAAGAATACCGTTTGATTTTACCTTTGGATTTGCTCCAAGTGCTTCTGAAACTGCGAAAAGAACAGTTGCAATAAGTGTTTGATTAGCAAGTGCCCATGCGATTACTGCCGACATAATAACCTCGTGTGAAGAATCCTGGATTATTTAGATCAATCAAACCTTGAAGACATATTATCTCTTCCTTGCTGAAGTGCTACACGACGGTTATTAACAATTTGTTCTGGTGAACGTCTTTCTGAACCATACTCACCAGCAGCAGGTGGTTTTTGTCCAGGAACTTTGCCCTTTCCTCTTGGTTGAATAGGACCACCGGCACCCATTCTACCGGCACCCATAACATTTTGCATATGACGCATTACCTTTGAATTGGTATCGTCTCCACCCATTGTCCCACCTTTAGTTACTGATTTACCAGTTTTATAATCTTTACCAATCTCCTTCTCATAACGATTTAGTTCATCAATTGTTTCACACTCATGCTCCATAGTAGATTCACTTGTAACAGGAACTCCCTTATTCAATTGAGCAAGCCTATCCATGGTTTGTTTTTTTTGAATTTGAACTAATTGTTTTTGTCTTGCAACTTCTGCAGGATTTGGTTTTGTTGTTTGTGTTGTAGGTTGTTGTGTTTGTGGTTTTTGTTCTGTTTGAGTTGGTTGAGTGGTTGCTACTGCCTCTTTCATAGCGCCACTTGCTTTTTTATGACTCTTATATCCTTTGCCCCTCATCCACCAAGCAAGAGCATAAGGATTATCAATTTCTTTTTTATGTTTTTTCATTGCCTTTACAGTTCTTTCCATTCCTGGAGGTGCCACTTCTTGCAAATCATTTTCTTCACCAACTACTGCCTTTTTAACTTTTTTGGCAGCAGTAGCAGTTCCACTTACACCAGAAGCAATACCTTTACCAAATTCAGAAGCTACTTTTGCTGCTTTTGTTGCCGTTTGTGCAGTTTGTGATACGAGTTTAGATGCAGCAGTAGTTGCTTGCCTATGTCTTTCCATTCCTTTGAGAACGGCACCAGCAACACGATTTAAAATTCCTTTTTTAGTTTGTTTAGGAGTTGTTTTAGTTTCAGGTTGTTTTTCAACTGCTTTTTTAATTGCAACAGTTTTCTTTTTAATTACCGATGAAGGTCCACCTTTAAGTGTTCTAGTAGTTCCGTACTTTTCAACTGCTGCTTTTGTTGCTTGAGAAGGTTTAGTTCCTTTTGGGAGTTTTTGAGGACTTTTCTTTTTACCCAATAAAGTTCTTGCTTCATTTAAATTAAATTCTTCCGATATTTCAAAAACAAAATCAATAAAGTTATCAATACCAAGTTCTTCAATTAAAATATCAATCCCATCCTCATTCAATCCATTTTCATAAAAATATTCCGTTGCAATACTTGCAGATTCCACAATTAACTCTTCATCAAGTTCTACCATTTCAACCAAATATCCACCAAGATTTTCAACCGATTCTTTAAATTGAGGATTAATTGAAATCTTGTTATTAATTTTTGGATTTTCTTTTATTTGAGTTTTTTTATTTTGGATATCATCAGGAGAATCAAGAGTATCGATTACTTCACAGAGATCTTGTCTCCAGTTAGAAAATCCTTCTTTTACGGATTTCTCTTTCTTTGCAATAGATATTCCACGAACATCTCTACGATTCTTAAGATACTTATCAGATGGATCATTCTTAATACCATTATTATTGATATCACCATCTTCTTTCCCAACTGGATCTAAACTTTTACCAGCTTTAGCTCTTGCAGTCTGTTCACCCTTATTTTTTTCACCCTCATAAGGCTCACCATATTGAGTCATTTCAACAGATGAAATATTTGGATTATTTCTAAGTTGATTAATTTTTTCACGAGTTGCATAACGAACATAAGTTTTACTAGACTCTTTATCTGTAACACGAACTTGAAATTTTTTTGATCCAGATTGTTCCGATTCTTCTGTAACTGATCCGCCGCCTGGTCCAATTCCTAATTTTTCTTTTACAGCGGTTTTTTCTGGACCCGACATTGTGGTATGAGACATATATTGATTATATGCTTTATCAAGTTCTATTCCCTCTCTTCTTGCACGATAACGAATATCATATACTGCTTGACGAATTCTTTTAGCAGATGCCTCTATTCCAGTTTTTCCTTTTTCCACTTTTTTGGCACCACCAGAAGGATTAGCAGAAGGTGTTTGTTTTTTACCTAACTGTGGTTCAATCACCTCTTTTACATACACAGAGGAAATGTCGTTAAGAATATTCATTGACATTGCTATAATTTTTAGTTACTTTTTTTTCTTATAGTTATTTATCAAATTAATACCATACGCTTTTTGTCCTGCCGCCAAATTTTTTTTACCAGTTCCAATCGCACCTGGAGTCATTTTTGCATGATACTTAAAAGCACCTAAAGTTCCAACCAAAGTATTTGGATGCTCTTTGTCTCTCATAATACTATCCATTTTTACTTCAGTATATTCAACAACATCTTTAATCCAAGATTTGAACATTACATCATCTTCAGTAACACAAATTAAATGGTTTGTTCCTTTGCGAATTATTTTTCCCACAAATCCATTATTAATATTTTCCACATATTCACCAACGTTAAATATTTTTCCAGAAATATATTTTTCTCTTAATTCTTTTTGATATTCTTCTGTTTGATTCTGAGTCGCTACAACTTGTTGATTTCTTAAAGTTCTTACTTGATCAGGATCTCTTTTTCCAAAACGTTGATTTTGATTATAAAATTTTAATCCTTGTCCGTTTGTTTTTGCAACAAATTCTCCAGATTTAGTATACCACCCCCCATGCCTATCTCCAGACAAACGAAGCCTAGTCGCTTGCATTACAGGTCTGGATTTTGCAGATTCTTTTATGAAATCAGAATATCTCTTCATATTTGTTTTGATATACTTATATTTATTCAAATTTTAGTTTATATTAAATGGAGAATAGGAGACTCGAACTCCTGACATCAGCCTTGCAAAGACCGCGCTCTACCAACTGAGCTAATTCCCCAATAAAAAAATTATATTACCTAATTGCCATTAGATCAAATAATTCTGGATGAAGTTGCCCATACTTCCTCATAATTTCTCCTGCTTTGGCATTTGCTTGATTTTCAGCAGGGCTACCAGGATTTGATTTTATTACTTTTCCCATAATAGATTGGTTATAATGAACAAACTCATGAGCAACAGTTCTTAAAATGTCTATTGGGTGACGATTAATAATACTGATGTATATAACTCCATCACTGTTCATTATACCAAATGCCCTATTTTTCTTTGAAAAATCAGCATCATCAATAAGAATATAAGGAATATCAATAGTCAAACTCAATTCTCTTTTTAAAAAAACTATAAATCTCTTGAGAATTGCATTGAATTGAATTTTGCTTATTGGTCTTCCCGTTTTTTTTCCAAGAATAGACATATTTTTTAAAATATTTATTCGTTACCTACAATAACGCCAATCTTTTCATCAAGATCAGAAATTACAGTACGAATATCAGTAATACGAGGAGGAACAGAACCTTCATCATATGTGTATCCTTTTTGTGCATCAAAAAGGATTTGACGAACTGCCGCAGCAGAACGAACATCCATTTTAATAATTACTTGCGTTTCTTTAGTCATTCACCAAACCTCTCAATAAACTCTTTCCAATTTTGTTCTAAACAATCCTTAGGAGAATGAACATATTCTGTTTCATCATCTTTAGGAATTAAAGCATAATCAATCTCATTTTGAATGAGGAGACGAAGGTTATTAATTTGGGTTTCAATCATAGGTCTCCCTCAACACGATTTTCAGAACGATAAACATCAAAACTACCCTCTGGATAACGGGCACTCAGTTTCTCATAGTTCATTTCAAGAACTTCCTCAAAGGTAATATCCAAAGCCATACATGCTTGTGCGAGATACCAACACAGGTCCCCAAGTTCACGCTTCATATGAATAATATTATCTTCATTATAAGATTTTCCCTGTAGCAGAATTTTTTTGACTACTTCGGTAAATTCACCTGCCTCGGCACTCATACCAAATGCGGCAGTCATAAGACGAGAAACATCAGCACCTTGTGCTTTCAGTTCATTCAAACGATCAACAAGTTTTGGATATTCACTACTTGCCGGACTAGTGGTTTGACGAACAAATTCAACATATTTGTTAGAATCAATAGTTGCCATATTTAAAATTTAAATCCCTCAAATGATTTTTTAGGTTTGCTTTCTTCATAATTATACTCCTCCTCCTGCCCGCTGTCAAGTATGTCATTTTGTGCGGATTGCTCCACATCATAAAGTCTCATCTTGGCACGGTCAATACCAAGCACAAAACGTTTGAATACTGTTGGATCATTATAACGGTTCTTCAATTGCTTTATCATAATCTGCCCCAATCCCTCCAACTCTTCTGTGCTAATAAGGGCAAACATAAGATCAGCAGTAGCAGGGAGACCAAAGGACTCACTAGTATCAGTAAGTTCAACATCAGAGTTGCCATAACCACTACGAGTAGTTTGGGTAGCGGAAACAATGGGAACATTGAATTCCACCGCCAAACCGCGAAGTTCCTCAGCAATTGATTTGATATACGAATAAGAATTTGCGGAACCATTTGCTTTGTGCCTAGAGGAAGCACAAATATTAAGGTAGTCAATAAAAATAATATCAGGTCTAAATGATTTCTTAAGAGCAAGTTCATTTAATAGTGCCTTGAAATGTCCAGAGTGTGCCGAAGCAGTAGGATACTCTTTAATGATAAGAGTTCCTTGGGTCTTCTTTGACAGACTTGTTACTTTGTTCTCAAATGTTGAACGTGGGAGATCAACCAATTGTTGAATAGGAACGTTCAACAGGTTTGCGTCAATTCTTTCAGCAATTCGCTCCTCCGCCATCTCAAGAGTGATATAGAGTACGTTCCTGCCCTGTAACAAGGCGGAACTAGCCACATGACACATAAACAGTGATTTCCCAACACCTGTTCCAGCGAGAGCAATATTGAGAGTCTTATTAGGTATGCCACCTTTTGTGATTTTGTTAAAATATTCCAGATCAAATTCGATCTTATCTTCTTTTCGGTGATAAAATTCATAACGTTCCTCATAATTTTGAAGGTAGTCGTGTCCGATGTTATTATCAAAAGATACTGCCAGAGCATCAGAAAGAATAGAGGGGATGCTGTCACGATTTTTCTTTTCATCATTACCATCAGCAATGTGAATGGATTCCATAAGTGCCAAATAAATAGCACGATCACGACACCACTTTTCAGTTGTATTGATTAACCAAGTTAAATCTACAACAATATTATCAAGATTATCAATTAAATGAGTAATATCTTTAAATGAATTTTCATTGATGTCTTGTCTTTTTTCGACCTCAATAAACAAAGTTTCTTTTGTTGCAGGTTTATTATATTTTTGAATAAAATCAAGAATTTCCTCAAAAATAATTTTTTGATTTATATCTTCAAAATATTCACTTTTAATAAATGGAATTACTTTTCTTGTATATTCTTCATTGTTTAAAAGATTTTTTAAAACCAAAAATTCAATTTTATCCATTACTTATAGTGAAGGTATGTACTTAATAAGTACTTTTCATTACTTATTGGCGAATTACCTCTATGAGGAAAAGTCCATAGTGGAGGAAACACAACCATTCTACCAATTTTTGGTAGAATTGTCATATCCGAAAAAACTGTTTCTCCACCTCTTTCAACATCATTCAAGTACCAAAAAAATGATAAAAATCTTCGGGAACTATCATAATCCATGACATCAACATGTGTATCAAATAAATCATTGCCATCATTATTATATTTTTTAATTCTAAATTGCTCAAAATTATGTTGTTCTGGAAAACATCTACTATCTACAAATTCATAATATTTTTTTTTATATTCAAATATTTTTGTAATAATATGATTATGGACTTGTTCAACTTCTTGAGAATTCTTACAATTTTCAGTTAAATTAAATTGTGTAAAATTTGGTTTCGCATTTTGTTCTATTCTTTCATGTTTATCAGAAGATTCTTCAAAAAAATCAATTAAAAATTGACAAACGTTTGGTTCTAATACATCATCATAAACATGAATAAAATCATTTAGTTCAACTACCATAACTAAACTTTCCCCACATAAAATACATCAGGATAATTAATTTCATTTGCTCTATATCTCAATTGTCTTAAACTTAATCCATTAGAACCACCATCCCTCACACATTTGGAAGCATCTTCCCATATTTTACCATAAAC